CTATATCTCTATACATTTAAATTCATTTTTATGCCACATAATAAATTTTTCGAAATCTTTATAAGAAATTCCTATGGTCGCTGTATTTACATTAGGATGAAAATTCACAATATCTTGATTAGCTAACTCTTTATCTACTAATACTATGACTTCTCTATTAGAATCGTTTATTAATCCAAAAGGAGTAACTGATCCTGGTTTCAGCTTTAAATATTTATATAAACGTTCTTCTGATGCAAACGATAACCTAGTACTTCCAATTTGCTTATCTAAAGCCTTTAAATCAACTCTCTTATTTTCATCTAAAACAACTAAGTAATGGGTATCTCCTTTTCTATTCCTAATAAAAAGATTTTTGCAATGACCTCCTGGAATATCGATATCTAAATTTTGGGCTTCTTCAACTGTATATATTGGATTATGCTCATATTTAGTATACTTAATACCTAATAAATCTAATATTTCATATACTTTCTGCTCATTTGTAGTACTCATTTTTTCTCCTTTTCTATAAGAATATATACGCCTTCTCATATAATTTAATCTTTAAAATATATTGTTTATTATGTTATGTAATTTTACCTAAATACAATATTACTATGTTGTAACTTATTTCACATATCTCAGTATTAATTAAAAATGTAACCTATTTAAATCATAAATATAAATTTATCACTATGGCATATTTTTAAACCTTTAGAATTATTTATGTATTTATTTCAAACTAATCTTCTATTATTCATTGATTATATGTATTATCTTTAGCAAGGTAAGATAAATTAAAGTATATCTTCCTCGCTAAAAATTAATCTCTAATTTGAAGTACTAATATGCAAATTTTATTGTATTTAACATACTTTCAAAAGATGTCATATTTTCATCTGATATTTTTCCACGTTGCATAAGTGTAAATAAATATGCTTTGTTACTATTACAAATCATTACTTGTTCTACTTGCACATCCATTCCATTAATATTATGAAAATAGTTTAGAGTTAACGCATTATTATTATTAAATTTACGCTCTTTAATTTGTAAATTGTTTATATCTGAGCGATTTTTTATATAAGTTTCTGCTGAATTAAAATAAACCTCTTCTGAATATCCCTCCATGCCATCTATAACCAAATTCACATTAGTTCCTTGATTGTCTAGATAGTAAATATCATCTCCTTTTAAAGTCGTTTTAGTCCAATTTGAAGGATATGAAACTGAAATCTTATCAGATTTAGTTTCTAAGCCTGTCCAATCTCCATTATTGCTTAAGACATATCCATCAATAACTGTGTTTTTAGCCATATAACCGCTAGCATAAAAATAATACCATTTTCCTTCTATCTTTTTCCAACCTGTAGAGTATGAGTCACCTTCTGTATACCACCATCCAGTACTATTACTCTTCCATTCTGCACTTGCACCTATTGGAGTTAGCGCTAATACTGATACCGCTATTAGTGATCCTGCTATTAATTTTTTTAATTTTACCATTATTATTCCCCCTAAGTTCTTATAATATATAAGTTCCATTTAATAAACTTTCTAATCATTGAAGTTATTCCACTTTATACTTCTGCTTTAAAGGTTTAACTTCGATTAACAAATTTTTGGAACTCATATATAATTTTATCTTACTTTTACTCTTTGTCAAATATTCCAAGTGATAGAATTAAATAGTAGCTATTGAGTGTAGTAAAAGGTTAAAATGCATAAATATATAATTTCCATATTTCATTTGATGCAAACAAAAAAAAGACCAGACTTAATGCTTGCATAATATACATAAACATTAAGTCTGGTTTGAAAATAATTAGTAATAAGCGTTTTTTATTAAAGCCATATTTATTAAATAATGTGTATTACTAATTGTAACTATATTCTATTATAAGATTTATTGTGCTTTCGAATCTTTTGTTAACATATCTCTGCCTTTATTAACTTCCCCAGCTATAGTTTGCCTTAAAAATTCTAAATTTTCTTTAGATAATCCTGGAATGCGTTCCATAAGTACCTTATCAAATTCATCTGCCTTCGATGTTAAAAGCTCATTTGCGTTTTCTGTAATTCTAAATTTCTCTTCTACTATATTCCATACTTCCCTAGCAGTATTTATTTCTTCCTGATGCTCATTGATCTTTATTTTTTGGCTTATTTCACTTTTCTTCTGAATAAAGAAATCTATTATTGAATTTCCAACCTGCTTAATTATCACTGCTAAAATTGCCACTACTGAAGTATCTACTATAGGTAAAATTTGATTAATTAATATCTCTTTCATTATTATCCCTCTCCTTTACCTTAAGATCTTGGTTTCAATTGCAAAAAAGAAGAAGCTTATTAAAGCTCCTCCTATTGCAGTTATAAACCACTTCATCATATTAGTTAACGATTTAATGTTTTCACATAAATTCTTCAATTCTATCTTAAGTTCTCTTGAATCTTGCTCAAGCTTATCTAATCTCTCTCCATGATTATTGAGTCTTCTTTCATACGTTTAAATTTTATCCTTAATCAATTCTTCATTCATGTATTACTTCCTTTCTATTAAAAATAAATGCTAAGTCTTTTGTCTACAGGATACTAAAAATATTTTCTAGCATTATTACATGTCATGACATACTATAAAAAAACAGAAGTGGTTGAGCCACACTATCTCTTAATCAGATTTTTATAAACTGACTTCCGCTTAGACATTGATATAGCTATATTTCAAAATCTAATTTTTTATAATTTTCTATACAAAGATAAAAAAGATTATACTACTTAATGATAATCTTTTACTTGGATTTTTATTTAATTTAGTGCATAAGTTTCTCCTATTGAGTAAAGACTAAGATACGTAATCTATTGCAGTAACTTCTTTATATTGTTCTGCTGTAATCTTTCCCTTTGCTACATATATTTTCAAGATATCTACATTAGCAATATTTAAATCAAAATTAGTTTTACAAAAGTTATACCAATCCATTAAATAATCCCTCCTCTAACCAATTGGGTTGTCAAATTAAATATTTGTGCTTGTAAATCAGAGATAGATGGCTCTGTATAATCATATCCTGCATCTGTACCATCTTCATTTATAATTGCGAATCCTGTAAAGTCAGATATACCTTTAAACGCAAATAATTCATTTCTATTAGCATCTTGGCCTATTATGTTATTGTTAAATCTTATTATTTTATCTGCCTCAAATGTTTCATTATTAAAATTTAATTTTTTCATTTATCTAATCACACCTCCATAACTTGTTGCTTCTACAATTGTTCCACCAGGTTGACTTCCTGCCTTGCATATAGTTCCACCATAGCTAGCATTTAAATTATTAGTATTACCAGAACCACCGTTAACTTCACTCGTAACTATTGCACCATATTTGGATGAAATAGCATTTGCTTTGTTGGAAAATGTACAACTCGCAACATGAACTATTGCTCCATATGAAGCATATAATCCAGAGTAAGTTGTAGTTGAAGCAGTTGCAGTACAAAGTACAAATTCCGCAGGTGTATACAAAGCTGTAAAAGCATTAGCACTTGTTGTTGTTGCTGTAACACCTTGCACAATAACTTTTATACTATTTTGATATACTGATACTAGAACAACATTAACATTAGCTGGCGTTAATGTATTTCCTATTATTGTTATAGAACCCTTACCGTTATATCCAGTGACATAAACAGATTCAGAGTAAGTTCCATCTGCAACTTTAATTATAATATTGTTGTCTATTTTATTTGGTAACTTTTTTAGTACTCCATTTATAGAAGCCAAAGCATTATCTGCATCATTTGATAAACCCGAATTATCATCATTTCCACCATTCATAACATAGTAAGTTATATCGCTATTTGATGGTTCGTATTTTATCTTTTCTTTTGAAACTGTTGTATCACTTGCATTATCACGTTCAATTAAATAAGTATCAATATTATGATTAAATAAGTATTGCTTATTTTTTATAACGCCTTCAAGATGCCCGTTTTTAATATAATTCCATTTACCACCTAAACTCCCATACGGCGCCACTAATTCTAAAGAATAATTTTTTCCTGTAGTACCATCATTAAATTCGCTTAAATTTTCGAATGTATTCCATACTCCACCTAATTTTAATGCTGTCCTTACAGTCGTTGTATTATTAAAATCCAATATTCGTGGATTTACAAAATGATTGTCCGATGTCTGAACATTTACTGTTGTATCATCATCAATTGCAATACCATAAGCTGAATATCCCTCTACAAATGGATTATTAAACAAATTGAAAGTTATCCATCCAACATTAGCACCAGAGTTTGTAGCTTCAGAACGTAGCACTATTCCATTGTTTGGATAGTATATTTCAATATTATCAAATTCATTCTTATATATTCCTTGATTATTAGTAGCAAGTAATTTTATACCAGTATACAATCCTATTGCTTTATCTTTGCATCTAATTTCTACATTCTTAATTTTAATATTTTTAATATACGATGTATTTGCAAATAAATATATTGCAGAATTTGAGTTTGTTGTATCCACTTCAATTGTTAAATCTGACATCTCAAATCTGTTAGCATAACCAAAATCAGTGAAATCAAAACAATTAAAGTTTCCAACAAATTTTAATACTGTTCGCCCTTTTCCATATCCCTTTATTTTTTTATTTTTAAGTACGCTTGCTACTAGTGGTTGATTTAAGATAAACGTTCCACTCGGTAATAAAATAGAATCATTGCTATTTAGAAAACTCAAAAAATCTTGAACAGGGGTATACATCGAAATTTCTGACAATGTTTCATTAGCATTTGAATCCCCAAATTTAACAATTGATGCATCAGTATGTGGGTAATATATATTTCCTGTACCATCTTGTATCTCTATATTTTTTATTGCCATTTGTTTTCCTCCTTACATAATCTTTAGAAATAATTTTACTTGTGTTCCACTTGCATATCAGTACCAACTTTAATACTTGCTCCGTCTACTCATACCGGTCCTTGTGGTCCAATTGCACTGTTAGTCCAGCAGCGCCTGCGGCTCCCTTTAAACATATTGAATATACCTATTTTGCTATGCTTGCGTCTCCCGAAGTTGTGCATACATATACATTTCATGTGCTTGTATTAAAATATTGATCATTTACTAAAGCTGAAGTTATACCACTTCCAGTAAAAACTGTTGTTGAGGTGCTAGCTCCTGTTATTGTGATTCTACTATACCATTGAGATCCTCTAATTCCAGCTGGTCCTTGCACACCTTGTATACCTTGAACTCCTTGGGGCTCTTTTAACAATCCTGAATCTATCTTTTGTTGAAATGTTTGTCCATCCGCAAATGTAACTGCATCGACACTCGTTAGTACATTTACTTCTTCTAATACTTCACCCGTACTTTCATCCAATAATTGAACTCTTACTTTATCTAAGCTTAACTACTATACCAACCCACCTTTCTTATTCAACTACTTTAATTCCCATTGTTGGACTTACTCTTAAATCATCTGCAAATCCATTATTTATTTTATCTGTTATATTGAAATATAAAGTATCATTTCTTCTGTCAGATATATTTGGCAGTGTTTCACCAATATACAATCTCATTTTTCCTGATAATTCAGCACTAACTTCTTGAAGTTTTGATTCTAATACCTGAATATCATTTTTTGATGCAACTATTTCATTTGAATCCAGAGTAAGATTTATAGTGCCTGTATTAGTTACTTCTAGTATAATCTTTATAGATAAATCCTTAGTACTCCCTTCAGAAATAACTGGTTTATATGTCTCTGATACCTTACTAATTGAGATAAGATCTCCAGCATCATCAAAAATACCAGCTTCCCTGATGAAAAATCCTCCATCAGATGCTGGTATTATTGTTTCTATAACTATACAATTTGAATTTGATTTATCCATCGAAATAGAATTTATATTTCCTTCCCAAACTTTCTTCACAAGAGATGTCTGTTTCTCTGATGGTTCATAATATAACCCACCTCCATCTCCTAGTTGTAGTGTTTTAAAATTTACCTTACTGCTCAAAACCGCTGAGTTTGCTAATTTATATTTTCCTATTGTAGTCAATATAGTATAAAAGTTTTCTGCCACTCTATCTTCCTCCTCTTTAATTAAATTCATTACTTTCTTTTGTCTCTCTACTTACATTCAGTTATACAAATTTTATCTTAACTTTTTCTGCTTAGATGCTAATTAACATAATGTTACCTAAATGTTATTAATTGTATATTACTTTGCAATAATCCTGATGTTTTTCTTCATTAAAATAATCATTTACATATATAACTAGTAGAATTAATAAAAAGCATAATAATGAATACAGTAAACAAATTGGTCCGTATAAACTTTCCAACGTATTGCTATAATCCCATATTCTAAAGCCTAGCCAAACATTTAATATAACTCCAGATATGAATTTTATAATCAAGATTATTACAATACCAATTAGACATTTCTCAAGCATCGTCATATTATAAAATTCTGGCTATTCATTTAATTTGCCTACTAAGAAAGCACATGAAACACCAATAATTAGTTAATCCCCTCATATACTTTCTAATACCATTTATACAGTACCCACAATAAATATTAATAACAAATCTTTGTATAGTCTATTTTTCACTTGTAGTAGTTTCAGGCGAAGGTATTTCAGTCTCCCATGTGATTTTATTTACAGAATCACATGTATCTAGAGTATTTATATATTCTCTTAATAGTTCATATCTTTTTATCTTTTCAGTTTTATGCGCAAATAAATCTGTGCCTAATGTTATTGCTTGTTGAGGACTCCAAGGATAACAAATAGGTTCTCCAGTAGCTTTCCATTCAAGTTTATTATCTGTAATAGCATTTGCAATAATCATTTGTGCTTTTGCTACAAGGCCTACAATATTTGTCTGATCTATTAAAGTGCAATCAAACCTCTTACTTTCCCCAAGACATGAAGAATAAAATTCATTTATTATTTTATTCTCACAAATAGCACTCATTTCATTTATTTTATTCTGTTTCACTTGATCTATAGAACTTTCTGCTATCTTACCATTAGGATAAGCCTTTTCAAATTCTTCAAATAATGATGATTCATCATAGGTTGCTCCATCTTTAGGAATAAATTGAATTGAACAATCATCATTAGTTATCATTAGAACATTATCTATCAAATCTGTTTTATCTAAATTCAGCATTTAACCACCTCCTATATTCTTCCTCTACAATCTGCTGTAATATTAATAGAACCATAAAAGCCACTTGATGCGATAGATGAAACTGTTGAATCTACTGAGAAAAATCCTATAGACACACCATTGGTAGTCACTGATAAACTATTAATTGAAAACTTACTAGAATACTCTACACCAGCATTAAATATGCTAAAACTATTCAATATTATAATAGGCTTTGCCTTTTTAACCACTGAAAAAGGTACAAATACTCCTACATAAACCGTACTTCCATATTTAAACCAATTCCATGTTAAAGATAAACCCTTCTTTTCATATAAACTTAAATCTACAATAGAATCTAAGATACTATCATGTGTTTGTTTATTTGTTATCTCTTCTTTAATATCATTTATAGAACTAGCAATATCTTGTCCATAAGAACAATTTATTGTACCTATTTGTGGTGCTTGAGTTGCTAATATTTTGTAGTCCACAGTATAAGTTGCTGAAGAATCAAAGTTAATATTAGAAATACCTTCATACACGTTACCGTAAGCATTTATAATGTCTCCAATGGTTTTAACCCAGTAACTGCTATTATATACTTTATTTTTATAAGTAACTAATATATCTTCTGCTTTATTTTTAAGTATACCTGCTATAGTGTTAGAATTAGATTGATTTATCCAATATGAACTAGCACCATTAAATACTGGATTAGCAACTTCCCCTAGTATAATTCCAGAATCTAAATATAAATAGTTATCTCCTACATCAAACTTAGGAATATCCCCCTTAACATGACAGTTAAGATCTGTAGTAGGTTCTGGATTCTGTAATTTATAATGCAGCTGGTATCCTTCGTATCCAGATGCCACATTATTTTTACAATAATTAAGTAATGGAGTATTGGTTGTCCCGTTATCTTCTTTCACAACTACAGTACCGATAGAAGCACTATGAGTTATTGCAGCTATAGTTAAAGTATTTGAGGATATCGCAGTTATGGTTCTTCCCCATACCGTACCATCGTCACACACTAGGGCTAACCCATCCCCAACTGAGAATATTGAACTATTTTCAACCACTAGTGAGGTAGAACCACTTGTATAAGTAGATGCTAGTTTAGTAGATGGTCCTCCACTAGGAAGACTACCATCTACAATACTTGTCCATGTTACATATCTACCATTGGTGCTAAAAAGAGCTTTCCATCCATTCATAAAACATTTAACTTCATCATTATTTGGATTTATGCTTTCTGACCATCCTGTATCTGTATCCTTTGGGTTATAATAAAAATAATCACCTGAATCATATGCATCTAATACAAAATTTGTCTTAGCACTTAATATTGTTCCATCATATTTTACAAATACATCTGAATAATTCCTAATCTGAAGTCCTAATAGTGAGCTTCTAGGTATTACTATGCATTTGCCACCTGTACCATCACTAAAGTATTGCCAATCATAATCTTTACCATATAATGTTTTATGCTTCCACCATATCTGACCAGTAACTTTTCCATTATCATAAGTAATAGAATCATCAGAGGTTAATTTAGTTTCTAATACACATCTTTCAATTCTACATGATTTATAACTTGATGGAGCAGTTATTCCCTCAATTAATATTATATTAGCAGCCGTTCCATTACCAACTGTACCATTATTCCTAATCATAACCTTTATTTCACTTAAACTACCTGTATTAAATGTATGCCTATTGTCACATAACCAAGCATAGTTAATATCTACTATTTGTAAAACCACATTCCCACTAGTAATACCACTTAGATAATAGTTAGTGTTAGGCTTAACCTTAATTAACTGCCAAATTCCATTGTAAGCATAAGTAGCTGTATATGAAAATGCTCCGTTTACTATATTAAATGTTTCACCATTGGATGGAGAAGACCACCAAGAAATTCCTTCTTCTCCATTACCATTTCTAATTAAATTATCATTTTTCACCTCAATGTAAGGGTTTTGAAGACACGAGTAAGAATCTACATATGGACTTGGTTGGAAACTTGAGTCTAAATATTGAGTAGATGTTATTTCTTCAAGCATTACACCATCTATATAACCATATTGCCCATTTGTTCCATTAACATCAAATTCAAAATATAATTGAGTAGGATTATTACCAAAATCATTTGGTTTTAGCTTGACAAAAACTCTATTGAATTTTGTAGTATCTGTTATGGATGTTGACAATTGGGCATTCGGACTTGTTCCATTACCAGTAGCATAGAAACTAGCTTTAGCAGCGTTACCATTTTTTATATAAGCGCTTACACAATAATATTTTGTCAGATCTATATTTGTAACATTTTTAAATATTGCCCCATAATTTGAAGCAGTCGAAGTTACTTTAATTGCATTATTTCCAAAAACCTTACTAGTACCATCTAATGTAGATGTGCATTGAAACGTAGTCCACTTACTAACATCTTCGCAATTTCCATCTTTCCCCAACAAGTTTACAAGTGTTTTACCTTTAATTGTAAACTCTGGTGAAACAGATACTTTGGAAGTACTCTTAATTACACTATTCATTCCATAATTTAAGTCAATTGCTGAAATTGTAGAGTTTGAAATTTGGTTGCTTATATCTGATAACTTAGTGCTGATTTCTTGAAATTTTGACTGTAGTATTTGTATATCTCCTTTAGTTGCGACTACTACATTTGGATCTATCTTAAGATCTATGCTGCTTGCATTGCTGACTTCTAATACAATTTTTATGACCAAATCTTTTGTGCTTCCTTCTGAAATTGTTGGTTTATACGTTTCTGATAACTTTGCGATGGCAATCATATCTCCAGCGTCATCAAAAATACCAGCTTCTCTGATGAAAAAGCCTCCATCAGCTGCTGGTATTACTGTTTCTATAACTATCCAATTTGCATTTGATTCATCGACTGAAATTGCACTTATATTTCCTGACCAAACTTCTTTTACAATTGAGGTTTGATCTTCTGAAGGCTCATAATATGAGCCGTTTCCATCTCCAACTTTTATGGCTTTAAAATTCACTTTACTGCCTGAAATTGCTGAAGCTGATAATTTTTTTCTCCCTAATTTTGTTAACATTGTATAAAAATTTTCTGCCAAATTAACTCATCTCCTTACTGGGACCTATTGTTATGCTTTCTGAACCTGTACATTGGCTGATACCAATTTCTATTTTCCCGTTGGACTCAATATTTTTAGCAATCCATGGATAAACTGTCATAGTCTCTCCCATAATTGATGCTAAACCATAGTATATTTCTGATTGGTTTACGGATATTAGTTTATACTTAACGCCTAGATGCGCCGGCTTAGCTATCTCTATTGAATCGTACAAGCTATCTAGAGCATATGGAAAGCCTGTATCACTTATTAAATTCACTTGAAAAGAGTATTCTGGGTTATTTTGAATTATTTCAGCTTCTGAAACAAAGCTTTTACAGATCTGCTTTATTACTTCAACTGTTGTTGTTCCTTTAGAGTTAAGCTTTGCTAATACCCTTGCTCTTCTTTCTTCAATTGATTTAGCATTATTTGTAGTTATTCCAACTCTTTTTTCCCATAATTTCAAGCCCCATTCAGTTGCAGTTTGAGGCAAAATTTGCAGGAATAAATCTGAAATATCCAAGCCTAATTTATCAAAACTACTTCCGTAAGCATTAAATATTTCCTGGAAAATATAGCCATCTTTTATTTCATCAATAACATAGCTTTCTAGCTTATCTTTTGACTCATTTCCACTATTTTCACTTGAAGTACTTATAATATTAATATTTTTAAATCCTTCTAAATCAGCTGTATTATTCATAAGTTATCCCTCCCAAAGATGCCTTATCTTCATCAGCTGTAATTATATTTTTAGTATCATTGTTTATTTTTACTGAAGATATATCATTAACTCCAGCTGTCATTACTACCTTTGCCTCAACAGTATTTATTTTTACAACTCCGCCTACTGGAATTGTTTTAAAATAATTATCAAGAGACTCTTTTATATTGTCTTTAACATCCTTTATATCAAATCCATCTAATACAGTGAGGCCAAGTATATTAACATCAATTTTTAATGGATTGACTGATACTACAGTTACTGTGGCCCCTATTGGTGCCTTTCCACTTCCTTGACCATCTGCTGGATCTATATATTGTTTAACTTTTTGTACTATAGTATCATCTAGCTGCATTCCATTATTTCCTGCAACTATTACCTTTACAGTTCCATTTCCATTCATTCCATTGCTTTTATCCCAAAGAGGTTTTACTTTCACATATTCAACACCAGATATCTGAAGTGCCCATTTTTCATAATCATATATATTTCCACTGCTGCTTTCTTCTCTCTCTTTAGATATGATTCTTTCTAATAAATTTTCACTAGTTTCAGTATCAGTTCCACTGGTAGTTGCAGTTTCATTTTTCACACTAGTTATCCCATTTATTTTAATAGGTATTTCAACTATCGCATTAGCTGGAACATTATATTTTGAACCTATTTCTATTGCTTTAATTCCTAGTATGCATTTTCCATCTTTAATTTTTCCTTGAGATATTACCTTATATTTTAAGCCTTCTACAGTTTGAACTATGCTGTTTTCATATATTATAGAATTTTCTAAGCCTAAAAAAGTCACTTGCCCCACTGAATATAAGCCTTGCTTCCTCTCTAAGCCATGTCTTGCTGCATCTTTATCTATAAATTTATCATATTCATCTTGTGGAACCTCTGGAGCTTCCTCACCAAATACTAACTTCAAAATTGTATCTAGAGCTTTATAATAATCTGCTATAGTTTTAGCAGATGGAGCAATAGCATCATATACAAAATATCCTTCACTTTTGGATATTCCAGAATCAATACTATCTAGCATTTGTGATCTTAAATTTTCTTCAGTATTATTTTCATACATCAATTGTCACCTCCCCACAATCAGTTATTGCTGTGAAAGTTATGGTTAAAATATCATTGTTTTTATCTACCTCAAAGTTTTTTACACCTAATATGTGTTCATTTTCCTTTAAACATTCTAAAGTTAACCTTTTGGCCTCACTTTCAATTAAGCTTTTACTGAACCCTTCTCCAATTATTTTTTCAAATTCATTTCCATATTCATCGCTGTAAATTGGATATTTTCCTTTACTGGTTTTAAGAGCTTTCCATATCCATATTTTTAATGCTTCTATTCCTTCTACAATTTGAAATTTTCCATCCTTAAGTTTGAAATCATTTTTTCAAAGTCCCAAGCATATTCTTTAGGAATATCTGCAGCTTTCTCTTCTTGTGAAAATGCCGCAAGTTTATTTGCCATGTTTAAATTTGTTTCAGGTAATATACTAGTCACTACATTTCACCACCTTACAAAGTATTATCCATGTTTGATTATCCTTAGTAGGCAACACTGCTAGCTCATCACCAATTTTAATTGTATCTAGAAAGCTTACTGCAGTACCATCAGTATTTGTTACTGACGCTTGTCTTGAATATCCCGATAATAAATAATCAGCTATATAAAGATCATCCTTATATAGCTGCAAATCATTTGTTTGAATTATTATTTCAGGAGGTGGAGAATTAACCTTAGCAATGCATATGGAAAGAGGATTACTTTCTGCACCTTTTCTTTTCATTAAATTTAACATTTTTACATATGGATCCATTAGCTATCAACCTCCTGTAAATCCATTTTGTTGCTTAAGCTTACTGTAAGCTTCATTGTATATTTTCCTGTTCCACATTCCCAAGTATGAGTATCAGCATTAACATAAAGAGTTGCATCTTTCAATATGTCTAAATACCATATTTTTGCCTTAACGGCATATCCTGTTAAACAGCTATAATTACCAATGGCTTCAATTTCTATTTCTTCACTGAAGCCATATAACTTATTTTGCGCTACATCATATGTGTTTTTATCATCTTCTACTGTGTACGATGTCTGAAAAATACCATATCTTTTTATAAGCTCTGAATTTTCCACTTGGTCTACATAGTTACTGTTAGCGTCAAAAATTTTTACTCTGTTTATCATATTTTCTAAGGAATCTTTATAGCTCATATATATTATGTTATTATTGTACAAATCCAAATTAGCAGATTGAAGCAAATAATCTGCTATTATTTGCCCCTTCTCAATTACATTGAACGTATCAGCTTTCATAATAGGAACATATTGTTTTCCATTTTGCTTGCTAACTTCACTATAGCACTGCATTATTATGCTATAATAACTCTTATCTGGACATAACCTATCTATTGGCATTCCAGTTGCTACTACATTACCAACTTTGATATTTAACTCCTCACAAGCTTTATATACAACACTTTCTGGAGACATATTCTTAATATTCATGCTTGTTGATGAACTCATGATAAACCTCATATAATCATAGCAAGTAAAAGTTTCCTCCTGATTTGAACTTCCTAAAGTCCTATCTACAACTTCACCTCTAAAAATTTCTCCATAAGTTTCATCTACAATCTTTATTAGCGTCCCTGGACATATTTGAACTCTAGGCTCATTTATATCTGATAAGGAATATAACATACTAAATGAACATTTTCTTGCAGGCTGATCTATTGATGCTGATAATTCAATACTTTTACAAACTGGAGTTATATCTGTTAAAAGCCAGCCTTCATATAAGCTGTATATTTTAATCATATATTACCACCCAATATATTATTTACATCAGTTAAACTAAAGCTTGCCCCCCACTGACCTACAATTTTTTCATTTAACTTTAATGCCTTATACTGCTTTAATGCTAGAGTAAAGTTTATATCCCCAGTTCCATCATTTTCTCCATACTCAAAAGTTTCTATAGAGAATAGATCATTGATATCTGTGTTTGTAAGTATGACTCTTATTGGCTTTTTACTTTTTCTCCAAGCTTCTATTTGTGCAACGCACTCAAATGGTTTAGGAATATCTGAATATGCACAAAATTTATATTTATGAGCAGGAAAAAAGCTCTCAAAAGATATTTCTGAAAGCTTTGAATCTCCTAATATATTTATTTCTCCAATTGATTCTACACTAACTACTGAATTGTTGTTAGCTAATTTAAGTGAATAACTAGAAGGTGGTACAGGAAGTTGTAACCATGTATCGTCTTGATTAAACCAAAATTCTATCATTTTAAAATACCTCCTAACTCATTCCAAGAGCTGTTTGACTCAATTTATTGGCTAGAGCTGTTGCAATTTTATCTATATCGCTTTCTTCTCTGATTATTATAGAATCTGCAATCTTTGCTATTGTTATTGCAAATCCATTTTGTGCGCTATCATCTTTAGTTGATCCAGAAGCTCCTTTAAATCCTTGGCTGCCAGTTTTATTTCCTGATGATAAGTTTTTATTTACACCAGTTTTTATTCCTACTGCAAGATCTTTAATTGGTTCAGTTACTAAATGAGTATTAACTTTAATACCACGACCCATACCTTTTAAAAAGTCTGGCATCCATGTTTCATAATCTGTAAGAGGTCCTTTATCTGGTACTGAGAAATGAAGAAATGATCTTATCCTATCGGCTACACCTGAAATAGCATCTTCAATATAACCCACCGCTCCTTTTATACCATCTACAATTCCCATTATCATATCTTTACCCCAACTAATTGCAGTTTTAGCCACATCTTTAAATACTGCACCTATTGAATTTAGTATATTTCTTATAATATCTATGGCACCATTAAATACTATTCCCACAGTACTTTTTATAGTATTCCATGCGCCTGACCAATCTCCATTTATAACTTGCATTACAGTTTTAATCACTCCTGTTATTACGTTAAGTACAGTCATGATTACTGTTTTAATTATGTTAAATGCTGAAGACACTACTGTTTTTATAGTCTGCCCATGAACATTCCAAAAGGCCATTATCATATTTAAAGCAGTGCTTATGACAGTTTTAATTGCTGTCATAACAGTTGTAATAGTTTGTTTTATACGTGGCCAGTTAGACATCACAAAGCTTATTAATTTACTAAAAATTTGAATAGCAAATGTTAATACTGGTTTCAATATTGAATTCCAAACTGATTGGATTCCTTTAAATACATTTTCAATTATACTCTTTATTTTAGGCATATTAGCTTGAATAAAGGTTACTATTGATTTAACTACTGCTATTATTTTACTAATTGTTTGTGTCACAATATTTCCAACCTTAGGTCCAAATAAATTAGTAAATAAAGCTCCTATTCCTTGAGCTGCACTTCCAGTTTTCTTGAAGGTGTCTATTGCAGCTTTTACAGCACCTGAAATTTTATTAAATACTCCCATAACTATATCTCTTATTCCACCAAAATTTGTAGCAAATGCAACTGCAAGTAATCCAACTACTCCAATTACTATTTGAAGAGGTAATGGCAATTTAGTAAAAATTCCAAATATAGATGAAAAGCTCTTTGAAACTACACCTTTAATTTTTTCAAAACTTCCTGCTAGTCCCTGTAATGGTGTTGATAGAGATGGAGTTAACGCACCAACTTTTCCCATTGATTGTTTAGCTATATTCAAGACATTAGAACCCTTAGCTCCAATTCCAGCTAATTTTACAGTCTTTGATGCTTTAGCACTATTTAATTTAGGAATTTTTTGAGCTACTTTTGAAGCCCGTTTTCCTATACCGTCAGTAGCCTTTTTAACCAAATCATTATCTTTAAAGGTTTTAAACAAATCGGATACAGTACTTTTTACATTTTTAATCTCATCTTTTGCATTTATAAAATTAGTTGCCAAGTCTTCAACAGTTTTTGATGCATTAGATATTGATTTAACTACCTCTTTAGCCTTCTGTCCAATATTTTCAATAGATCTTTCCCCAGTGTTATTTGTAAAGGCTTGTATTAAATCTGAAACAGACGTTCTTACATTTCCTACTGCATCTTTTGTATCATTAAAGCTGTTTTTTACTTTACCTACTGATTCTGACGCTTTAGTTATTGCTTGTACACTTTCTGTTGCTTTTGAAGCCACTGGTGCTAGACCTTCTATTGCCTTTTTAGTTTTCTGAACTCCATCAACAGCCTTTCCTATTGCTTGTCCGCCTTTATTCAAGACTCCTGAGGCTTTCCCCCCATTGGATTTAGGAAATTTCTGAGATACTTTAGAAGCCTGTTTTCCTATAAAATTAATAGATTTTTTACCCAAGTCAGTACCTGCAAAAGCCTTATACAAATTCGATGCAGTGTTTTTTACATTTTCAATCTCATCCTTTGTATTCTTAAAACTAGTTCTCATGTCTTTAGCTGCTTTTGATACATTAGATATTGATTGAACTACTCCTCTAGCTTTCTCTCCAATATTTTCAATAGATCTTTCCCCAGTATTATCTGTAAATGCTTGTATCAAATCGGAAACAGCTGATCTTGTATTTCCTACTGCATCTCTTGTATTTTTAAAGCTACTTTCGAGTTTATCTACTGATTCTGATGCTTTAGATATTGCTTTCACACTTTCAGATGCTTTTGAAGCTACTGGTGATAGACTATCAATTGCCTTTTGAGCTTTTTGAGCTCCATCAATAACTTTTAATAATGCTGAATCTGGTTCAAACGGCATTAATCATCACCTCCTGAATACAAGGCTTCCATTTGTTTCATTTTATCTTCAACTTCTTGTTCAATAAAAGCACTGATGATAATCTTTTCTCCAAATCCCCTATTAATTGTTTCTGCTGGCCACTTACCATGAAGTTTCCAGCAGTAATATAGGAGATTAACAGTTTCATCAGTGCTTATGAGTTTTTTATATCTTCTTTTTTGTTAGTAGATTCTACTCCTGAAATTTCAGTTACAGTATCCGCTAAAATATCAACTTCACCAGGTAAGAATATCTTATTCATAAGTTCCTTTGGTGTTGGAGCTTTGAAATGTTTCATAAGCTCTTCTGATCTAAGTTCTGGAACTCCTGCAAGAACAGTTTCTATCTTTGCCTGTGCTGTTGCAAATCCTTGAATATTTCCTTTCTTATCTACTTGAAGTACCCTTTCTTGAATTTCATTGTATCTCTCCATAGAAATAGCATTACATGTAAATGTAATCTCCATATTTCCAAGTTTAGCAAGCTTAAGTTTTACCTCCTTAGAAGGCACCTCAATTTTACCAGCATCTATTTTTAATAATTGTTCAACTAAATTCATAACTTTCATCTCCATTTCAAATTTAATAAAATTATAGATAAACAATGTGCGATCTAGACTTTTGCAATAGCTAACCGAAATAAGTAACATATTGTATTCCAGTTTCTCCGTAGCAATTTTCTAAAATTCAATTAACGTTTTTCTTAGTTCTTCTAACTATAAGTCTAGTTATTAAATTGCATATCTATAATTCAGTAATTTTTTATTTCCTTGTCATTACTTTATTTTTACATGCCTTAAGCAAATATCTACATTAGAAATCGAAAATATTTTTGTGTATCAGGCATTTGAAAATAAGCTGATGAAGGTTCTTTGTGACAAGTTGTTTCACTTTAGCTTGTCCATTTGAATTATTGGAGCATGCTAAAGTGAGTACGCCTGTCATTTAGAACCTTCCAGCGAAATTTTCATAGTCCTGCGTAACAAAAATATTTCCAATTTCGATAGACTATTGCTTAACTATAGTTTTATTGTGGTTCTATTAAGTCTAAGAAATCATAGCCTGAGAATGTAAATGCAATTGTATCCTCAACATTCTTTTTAACTTCCCAGTCTGCTAATGTTAATTCATCAAAAGTAACATCTTTAAGTACCACTCTTTCAGCTCCTACTGAATCTGGATCAGCTAATTTAGAAATTATAGTACATACAGTTTGCTTTCCTTGTTTGATGTTATCCTTCATTAAAATTGCCATTCTTGATGATATATGATGTAACTTCAATGTTCCCTTTCCTTCTATACCTGTTACTTTACTTCTCTTCCATAGATCCCTTGTAAAATTAACATCTACCTTTGTTAAAGTGACTTTTGCCTGAAGAGCTGACACCTCTGAAACATATTCTCCATTAATCCAAACTTCTCCCCAAGTACCATTTATAATATCCTTTGCTTGTGGCATAATAATTACCTCCTAAATATATATTTGAAATTTAATATCTTCTATTGCATCTAAAATAACAACTTGTCCCTTAACAAAAACTTGTGAACCAGTGTTACTTTCTTTTATTTCTTGATCTTTCATAGCTTAAGTATCTACACCTTGGCTCTTTAAATAAGCTTTTTGTGCATCTAAATCAATTTCTGCTCTATTTTGCCCTTCAATACTGCTATCAAGCAATCCTTCAAGCTCTAGCCCTTCAAAATAACCATTAATAGCTGCAATAAGCAAGCACTTATGATCATAATCATTTGGATATTTTCCAATATAATTATCTTCAGCTGTTGATTTAATATCATCATGTATCAAATCCATAATATCTACTATTTTAATCTTTTTAAAATCCTCACCTTTATTTTCAATAGTAGTTATAAAGCTATTTACAGCTCTATCAATTTTAACTTTCTTTCCATCGTTAATTAAAATTAATTTTCCTGAATCAATTGCTGCATCTCTTTCTTCTTTCTTTAGATGCGGAACATCTACTACTTCTGGAAGTGGTGCATAAGTAGCACTAATATTTAGCGAAGTTCCTGCTAGCATCCCTGCAATTCTCGAACAGTATTCTGCAGCAGTATAAGTTCTAGCTGCTGTTTTTATGTCGTCTGTATCAAAGTTAATTACTCCTTCACTATCAGCTGGACAATGTGGAAGTACTGCTTTAACTCTAATATCCTTAGCACTTCTTAATTGTTTAATCCATGTAGCAAAATCTGTTGCTCTTGAAGTAATATTTGCCTCTGTATCAGCCTTTCCATCTGCAGTCTGACCAATGCTTGGAACTACTACATAATCCCATTTAATAGTTTCTAAATAATTTTGAGCTTCTGAATAATTAGCTGCATCTGGTGCTTCTATATAAGCAATCACTTGTTTTGGTGGATTTTGATATCCTATCATGGCAAGTTTTATTTGTTCCTTATTAAAATCTGATAAAGCTTCTGGAATTTCATCTATAGTATCCATTTTTATTGGATTACTATAATTTGCTGGCATTGTATCCTTTAATATAAGTGCAACTACGCCTCTTGTTCCTCTCTTTGCAGCAGTTATTCCTGCTTCTTTAAAAATAATGTCTACTGATGGTTCTCCCATTTTTATTCCTCCTTAAATTTTAAAATTAAATGTGCCTGCTTTAGGGCTTTGAGGTGCATTAAAGTTTCTGTCTTGTGCAAGATCTATTTTGAGCTTCAAGTGTATTTCTGACATTTTTGCTCTACCTCTCAACTTTCTTATCTTTGCAGTTCTCCCTAGTACCTTTATATATCCATCACTAAATATTTCCCTCATTGTATCCCAAACTTCATTTTGAGATATTAAATCAACATTCATAAGCTCATCTAGCGGACCAAAGTAAATAATCTTCATAGTTATGGTATTCATATAACTATTTCTATTTAAGTCTGCTTGCCTGCTGGTAACGTAGCGAATAAAAAAAGAAGGTCTTACTATTTCCTTCTCTAACTTTGATGTATATATCTTTGTATTTGGGAATTTTTCAACTAACATTTCATTAATTGAATTAATTAATTCATTAATCATGAACCTCCTCCTGTAATCCCTATTTTATTTTCTGCTTGCTTTTTAAAATTTCATTGCCAAGCACTCACCACCTTTTCATAAAGTACTTCCATTACAAAAAAGTACCCAGCCTAAAATTAATAAGCTAGATACTTTTTATATAGGAGATTTAATATTTATGAGAGGGAACTTATCTTCTGTTCCCACTTACTATTATAAGCCTTCTTTTTTTTAATTTCTTACACACTTTCTCTAGTTTACCTATAATTTTCTTATAATTTTTATTTAATGAGGTTTTTAGGCTTAATAGCAATGTATATATCCTTGTCTATTTTCGTACCTCTCTCCTTCTATTCTTGTTTCAATTATTATTATATGTTAACATTTTGTTATACAAATTTTTACTTTAAAGCTTAATATGATAAAGATTTAATATCATGTTAAATGCTTGACTATTAATATTTGAATCTCTTATTACTATTTTTTTAAAGCTATATAAGGAGGACATATATTGAAAAAATTTAATTACATAGCACTAGCAACATTAGTTATAGTATCTTTTACAGCTATGGGCTGCAGCTCAATAGGTAAAAATGAAAATGCTGATAAAAACCAAACTACAGTTGAAAATAAAACTGAAGAATCAAATAAAGATGCAGATAAAAATGATAATTATGAAACTCGTGGGAACTCTCCAAGAGATCAGGCAATTTTTGAAGAAAACGAAGAAAGAGATAATACTGAAAGAGATAAAAGATATAAAGAAGTGGATAAATCTAAATTAAATTACGATAAAACTGATTCTTCTCTTACTTACTATGAAACTGAAAACAGCTTTGTTGGAAGTGAAGCTGGAATACCTAATGTAGATAATAGAAAATACAAAAATATATTATCTGATTATACCTATGCACGTGAAGTAAATCCAACAAAAATAACCTACGAAGATGCAATAAAACTTGCTAAAAGCGTGTTACCTAATGATATAAAAGAAATAAGAAATAAATATGATAATTCCACTGGAAAAACTTATATAGTTTATTCCTCTAATCAAGGTAATTTTGTATTAGGTCTAGCATACGATTATGACGAATCGCATAATTCTGGTTTCACCCCAAATTCCAAGAATAATACTATCGTTGGAATAGATTATATGAAAGAAATAACAGAACAATAA